GGGAGAGATACCCTCTGCTTGCAGTGCACAAACACCTATACTCGTAAGAGTATAAGTTATTCCAAAGGAGCAGTCCAATCCCATCGACACAACATACTCGAAAGCGTCCCTATGGTGCGCTTGTAATGCGCGGCAAAAGGACGAGGACCGACTCGAGTGGAAATGATATTCCACAAGCGGGCGGTCCTTTTCGAGAGGTTGCGTTGACGGGGAAACAGATCACTGTTTCGGAAGGGCATCAATGGCCTCCCCGTAAGGGAAGCACCAACGATGTCGGCGGGCCGTTTTATACGACCCGGTCGTACGTTAAGGGAAATCCCCATAGACGTGTGACGCTGAAGCGCATACTGTCCGGCATAACTAGACGTTATGACGGTCCGGTATGGGCATATCAGCCCGAGGGCGGATCTGGCATACTGTGGCCATCTTCAGCAGAATCGAGTGATTCGGTTCTGAAGTCGATGGGTACCACAGCTATTGCTAGATGTGCCCCCACTAATTCAGTTGCAGATGCTGCAACGTTCCTAGGAGAAACATTGAAGGATGGAATTCCTTCCGTGCCTCTTCTTCGGGCGTTGGAGTCCAGAACCCGTGTGGCCCTTCGGGCCGGAGATGAATTTCTCAACACGGTTTTTGGATGGCTTCCGCTTGTCAGCGACGTCACAAATTTACGTGACGCCGTCGTCCATGCTGAAACTGTGTTAAAGCAGTTTGAGCGGGACTCTGGCAGGACGGTTCGCCGCACCTACAACTTTCCATTGGACAAAAGTGCTACAGATGACTCCGTTATCGCTACCAACACGTCGCTCAGAAGAGCGGCAGCTGATAGTGATTTCGAGAGTTCTCTTGTACCACCTGATGGCTATGGAACAGTTGTAAAACGGTCAGAGACCGTTAGACGTCAGTGGTTTTCCGGTGCATTTACCTACCATCTACCGTCCGATTTTGACTCTCGGAAGGGAATGGTCGATAGTGCAGCGAATGCCGACAAGTTGTTCGGCGTATCACTGACCCCAGAAGTTCTCTGGGAACTGACTCCATGGAGCTGGGCCGTCGACTGGGTCACTAATGCTGGGGATGTTTTACACAACCTCAGCCAGTGGCAACAGTTCGGTCTGGTCCTGCGGTATGGGTACATGATGGAACATTCCATCAAAAAAGATACCTATACCTTTTTCGGGAAGTCCGGTTTATTTGGACGTCCCGATCTTTCGGCACCACCTCTTGTTCTCATTACTGAGACCAAGAAGAGGGTGCCGGCAGGTCCCTTTGGATTCGGGTTAACCTGGGATGGTTTGTCTCCACTCCAGATCTCGATTCTGAGTGCTGTGGGTATCACTCGCGGCGCTTAGACAGTTGTACTGTCAAAAACACCACCGTCACGTATTAAGTGACGAGAACGGAGCACGCCAATGGCGTTTGCCGATCCACAGTCCATCACGATCTCGGGTACCCCGGTATCTTTGCCTAAGACTCAATCTGGCATTGATCTCGGTAAGTACACGAGCGCGGATGGGCTGGTTGACCTAATTGCCCAAAGCGCCTACGGGCGCCGGACAAGAAGGACACTCAGGGTTGACCATTCGAAGATCACCGCAGATCCGTTTATCCCTGCCAACAATGTCAAGGTCGGTATGTCAGTATATACCGTCTTTGACTTGCCGGTTGTGGGGTATACGAATGCTGAGGCGAAGGCAGTATATGATGGCTACAAAGCCATGATTGCTGCTTCTTCGGATCTCCTCATCACCAAACTTCTTGGTGGTGAGTCCTGATCGCACAGCATGCCGCACTGTTCATCCACTCGGCCGTTGATTCGGCACTTGTGGGGGCAGTTGGTATGTACGCGATTAGGGCGATGTCTGGTGGGCGATCTTCGCGTGAAACACGCGAACATCGACCTCGGAATCGTCCTCATTATGTAAGAGATTACATTCCTGAGGGTGAAACCGAAGAGGCCTATGACACCCGCGAAAGCGGTTGGCATCAGCCTACTCATCAGTATCGGAGGTCTCAAGACCGGTGGACTAAATAATCCATCGTTCTTGACGACGGCTGTGATTCGGCTGGCTGTGTTAAAAAGCACAGTCAGTCGTCTCACGCATCAACATTGGCTAAGGAAAGCATACCTCTATAAAAGGAGGGGCTTTGAAAAGCCTGATGTTGCTCTGGAAAGTGTTAGCGCAAGAATGCGCTAACGAGTTGTGCACTAGCGCCACCCGTGACTACAAAATAGTCACGCGTCGGTGCGAACATGAGGGGTTATCATTTCTAACGATAACCCTACCCAAATTCGGAAAAGACTTCCAAAAAAGTCTTGACCGAGGCTGGGTCGATCGCGATCTCTTCCAGGGTTTTACCTGGAGAGCAGGTCTCCCCCGATTTCTCGGAGGTTTCCTCGATCGTGTGTTCGACCGTGCTAGTGGTGAGTTACTCGATTCACCATGCATAGATGCAATTCGATCCATTCGTCAGTTAACACTGATGTTTGGAAAGATCCAGCTCCCTTGCAGTGATG